TAAATTGTCAATATTATTTGAACCTCCATATTCTAATTTTTTTACATGATCTACTTCAAACCACGCCGGTAATTGTTTTTGACAATGTTTACAATGCCAATTTTGCGAGGCAGCTACATATTTTTTTTTTGTTTCACTCACGCTTCTTTTTGTTGATATATTTCCTGAAGATAATATTTTCTGTTGTTGTTTTGATAAATAATTTTGATTATTATTTATTGAAGTTAATAGATTTTGTGATAGTTGATTATTAACAGGACTAGAAAAATTATAATTATTATTTAGTTCATTTGTTATTGATTTAGATGTTAAATCAATAATAGGGGTTATAAAACTGGCAGTATTTCTATCAATAGGTAAATATTTTATATAACTATTGGCTTGCGTTACAATTTCTTTGTAGTTCCCTGGGTTCTTTTTAATAAATAAATATAGACATAACCCAATAAAAGCAAAAAATATCATTTTGTAATATTTTTCATAGTGTTTGAGTTTATTAATTAATTTTCCTTCAAAATATGTATTTGCTAATACAAAAATAGTTATTAAAATAATTATTAATTCTAGTTTCATAGTATTATTTCATATATAAATATAATAAAAATAATATTTTGTTATATTTATCTTCTTTTTTATCTTCTTTTATTTTTATCCATTTTCCAAAAAAAATATACTATAATTAATACTATAATAATTAGTAATACTAATCTTAAAAAATCACTATTATCTTTGTCTTTATCTTTCTTTTTCCAAAATTTAAAATTTGAACCCATTTTTTATATATATATATAGAAATATATTATTACTAAAATAATAATAATTATTAGAGCACCAAAAATATATTTTTCCTTATTTTTCCGTTCATCGTTTTTTTTTATTTCTTTTAATTTATAATGTTCATAATATTTATTTAAAGCATCATAATATGTTAATTCAGGTTTACCTAAATAGCTATTTATTTTATTGTGTATAAAATGGACCCACTTTGAAAACGATTCTCGCGAGTCTAAATACGGCGTGACAGGATACGCATCTAAAAATTTACTAAAAACACCTCCAATATCAGAAACCGGCAAAAATAAGGGCAGGTTTGTTACAAAGTCATAATATTTTTTTTTCGTACATTCATTAATATGTATTGGATAAGATAAAGCAATAGTATATAGCACAAACCAATAATGAGGACCCCATATAATGGGATTAAATATATGGTCTGTGTTATTCATAATAAAATTTTATATATATTAAAATTTTATTATATTAAATTTTCTTAGTGTTTACTTATTTGAATTTACTTATTTGAATTTAGTAAATTATATAAAAACATTATTATTAGTTATTTTAACAATGAATATAAAAAAACAATATTTTTGTAATAATTGTGGAAAATTAGGGCATTTATTTCATCAATGTAAAGTACCTATTACTAGTATAGGTATTATTCCTATTAGAATAGTAAAGAAATACGATGCCTCTCTAAATAAATATGAAAATTCTATTGAACTATTGATTATTAAGCGTAAAGACACATTATCATTTGTAGATTTTATGCGTGGAAAATATTCTATTGAAGATAAAAATTATATAAAAAATTTATTAAATAATATGACTAATAATGAGAGAAATTATTTATTAAATAATGATTTTGATACAATATGGCAATATTTATGGAATTATAATACAAATAATTCTTATAAAAATGAAGAAAGAACCTCAAAAATTAAATTTACAAATTTAAAACAGGGGTTTTCTAATATTTTAGAAAGTTATGATTTAAAATCTTTAATTGATTTATGTGATAAAAATTATGAAGAACCTGAATGGGGATTTCCAAAAGGACGACGAAATTATCAAGAAAAAGATATTATATGTGGACTGAGAGAATTTGAAGAGGAAACAGGTTATAGTAAAAATGATATTATACTAATTAATAATATTGTTCCATATGAAGAAATTTTTAGTGGTTCTAATTATAAATCATATAAGCATAAATATTTTGTTGGTATTATTGTTGATAATAATCAACCTAAAAATGATTATCAAATATATGAAATTACTGAAATAAAATGGATATCAATAGATGATGTAAATAATTATATTAGAGAATATAATTATGAAAAAAAAAAAATAATAGATTATTTAAATAAATTATTAAAAAGTTATAAACTATATATTTAATATATAACTATGAGTAATGTTAATAAATATGAATTAAATGAAGGAGACATTGTTAATATTTCAGAATCTTTAAGTGATGAAGGGGAAGAACCAGATGAAGAACCAGATGAAGAACCAGATGAACCAGAAGAAGAACAAGAAGAACCAGATGAACCAGATGAAGAACAAGAAGAACAAGAAGAACCAGATGAAGAACCAGATGAACCAGAAGAAGAAGAAGAAGAAGAAGAAGAAGAAGAAGAGTCAGGACAGCAACCATTCATAAAACCACAAGTAAATCCAGACATTAAAGAAGATAAATCTAAGAAAAAAAATAATGAAGAATTAGTATCACTATTTAGAGAAAATATAAATGATAATAGCAAACTAGACAAAAATAAATTAGAAACGTTAGAAAAAAATTTAAATACTATAACAGATTATAAATATTTTAACAATGCTGTTGAATTATTGAACGCAAAAGAGTTAAATGAATCCAATAATACAAATTACAAATATTTATATCCACATTTAGACGACGAATTTTTAAATATTAAAATAGCAAATAAACAAGAATTTGAAGAAAATAAATTGCTATTAAACATAGACGAAACTTTTGATTTTGAAAAACAAAGTAATGAAATTTGCAATAAAGATTTTGAATTAGCACCACATCAAAAATTCATAAAAAATTTCCTTTCTATGTATACTCCATATAATGGTATATTACTATATCACGGATTAGGAACTGGAAAAACTTGCTCTGCTATTGGCGTTGCCGAAGAAACAAGAAAATATTTAAAATTTATGGGTTATAATGAACGAATAATAATAGTAGCTTCACCTAACGTTCAAGAAAATTTTTATTTACAATTATTTGATGAACGAAAATTAGAAGAAAAGGGGGGACTATGGACTATTAGTAATTGTGCTGGGCAAAATATATTAGACGAAATTAATATGATACAAAAAAATTTATCACGCGAAAAAGTAATAAAAATAGTTAAAAATATAATAAATAATTATTATTTATTTATAGGATATACACAATTTGCCAATTTAATAATAAAGAAATCGAATATTTCAAATCAATCTTTAAGTACTATGGATTCAAAAAAAAAACTATTATTAATAAAAAACAAATTACAAAAATTTTTTAATAATAGATTAATAATAATTGATGAAATACATAACATACGTCAATCTAAAGACAATAGTAATAAATTAGTATCAAATGAGTTAATGAAATTAGTTAAAAATGTAAATAATTTAAAGTTGCTGTTTATGTCGGCAACACCTATGTTTAATGATTATAAAGAAATAATTTTTTTAATCAATATATTAAATTTAAATGATAGACGCTCAATAGTAGAATTAAAAGACGTATTTTCTAATGATGGAAGTTTTATAGTAAATAGCGATGGCACACAAGTAGGTTTGGAACTATTTAAAAGAAAAATAAATGGTTACATAAGTTATATTAAAGGCGATAATCCATTAAGTTTTCCTTTTAGAATTTTACCTAAAGATTTTTCCGAAAATAACAGTATTTTAAATAAAAAATATCCAGAATTTAAAATAAATGCTAATCCTTTGAATGAAGCGTTAACTTTCTTTGATATATATGTAAATGATGTAAATATATCACCTTATCAAGAATTTGTATATAATATTATTTTAAAAAATAATATATCTAAATTTGATGAAGAAAAACTAAATGCTATGGAGTCTTTTGGATATACATTATTACAAAAACCATTAGAATGTTTAAATATTGTTTTTCCTAACAACAAATTAGAAAATTATTTTAATGAAAAAATGACTTACTATAATAATAATATAGTAGCAGTAGTACAAAATATAAATATTGAAGAAATAAATGCGCTTGTTGATATAAAAACTATTGTTGGCAAATCAGCAATTAATAATATTATGACTTATCAAGAAACACAAGCACCTAAATCTAGATTTAATTATAATTTTAAGAGCGAATTTTTTAAAAATATGCCAATTAATATGTTTGATTATGATGTAATTGGAAAATATAGTTTTAAAATTAAAGCAGTCATCGATTCACTATTAGGTTCTCAAGGTCCAGTAATAGTATATTCACAATTTATAGATTCAGGATTAATACCAATAGCACTTGCGTTAGAAGCAAAAGGATTTACACGTTATGGAAATAATAAATCTCTCTTTGCTAATCCACCAAGCGAGGAATTAGATGTAAATACTTACAAAAAAAAATCAGAAGTATTACAACAACAAGGAGCACGCTTTAGAGGTGCTAAATATGTGATTATAAGTGGAAATAGTAATATTTCTCCGGACATAGTAGGCGATTTAAAAGCTTGTACGGATTCTAATAATGTTGATGGTGAAAATGTGAAAGTAATTCTTTTATCGGCAGCTGGCAGTGAAGGTTTAGATTTTAAGTATATTAGACAAATACATGTTTTAGAACCTTGGTATAATATTAACAGAGTAGAGCAAATTATTGGGCGCGCTATTAGAACATGTAGTCATAAAGATTTACCATTAAATAAACGCAATGTTCAAATATTTATGCATGGCACATTGTTAAGCAATAACAATGAGGCGGTTGACTTATTAATTTATAGAAAAGCAGAGGAAAAAGCTAAAGTAATAGGAAACATTACTCGTGTTTTAAAAGAACATAGCATTGATTGTTATTTAAATTATGAGCAACAAAAATTCGATGAAAAACATTTAAATAAAAAATTACAAATTATTCTCTCTAATTCTAAATCGATTGAGTATGCTATTGGAGATAAGGTAAATAGTCCATTATGTGATTATATGGATAACTGCCAATATACATGCAAACCATCTTTAGAAGAATATACTCAAAAATATGGAAATGAAGAAAACAAAATAAATCTATTTTCTTATGATGAGTCATTTTTGAAAACTAATAATGAAGTTATTATTAAACATTTGAGAGATTTATATAAGGAATATTATTTTAGAACAAAAGGAGATATAATTAACTACGTTCAAACATTTAAAAAATATCCGTTGCCACATATTGATAATGCGTTAAATGAATTGGTTAATAACGAAAATATTTTTATTACTGATAAATACAACACGCAAGGAAAATTAATACATATTACTAATGTATTAAATGATATAGACGATTTATATATTTTTCAACCAATAAACTTAAATACAGATGCAACTCTTTTTGAGAGATCAAGTGGTATACTATTAAAACCTAATGCCTTGAAATTTGCTGTTCCTGAAGATTTTAATATATTTAGCAAAGAAACTACTAAAGAAACAGAAACAACAAAAGCAACAGAAGTCACAGAAGCTACAGAGGATACTAAAGCAACCGCCAAAACTATAAAAAAAACACCAAACGCAATGCTAAGTCAAAAAATAGTATTAAGTCAAAAAACTTTACAAGATAAATTAAGTGAGGAAAATATGGCAAATGTTAAAGCCTTTATTGTTGAATTACAAAGCAATTATAATTATATAATAACCGAATATACACCAGAAAAAAGCGAATATTTATTAAAAGATAACAAATATATTTATTATGGTAAAATGATGGATATATTAAAAGAGGAGAAAGTAATAGGAGCTAGTGAAGTACATAGTTTAGCAATAAATATATTATTGGATGATTTAGATTTTAATAAAAGTGTTTTATTAGTTATTTATTTATTAAACAATGGTTATAATGAACTAACTGATTTTGAAAAAGATTTATTAAGTTATTATAGTTCTACAATTTTAGAAGCAAATAATGGTAAATTAAAAGCATTATATATACCTAATAAAAGTGAATTTAGAGATTATACGTTATATATTTTAATTAATACAAATTTAGAGACTTCAAATGTAACACTAAACATTGCTCAATCGGAAGATTATAATGATTTTGATAATATTATATTATCAAAAAAAATACCTACTTCACAAATAGGAATTCCATTAGGATTTTTATCAAGAGATAAAAAAATAACAAAAGAATTGGCAACAGATTTTAAAGTAAAAACAGGTTCAAATAAGGGCGCAATATGTGCTCAAGCAGGAAAACTTAATAGTGAGAAAATTTTTGTTGCTCTTGGGGTGAGTAATGACATAATTGAAAAATTAAAAGGAAAAAAAGTAGAAAAAGGTGAAAAATTAAATCAAAAAAATTTCTGTGCGGCACAAGAAATATATTTTAGATTGTATGATTTAAAAAAAGTAGAAAATAAACGTTGGTTTTTTAATCTCTCTGATGCACAAATTAATAATTTAATACAATAATAAAAATAATAAAAATACAATAAAATATAATAAAATAAAATAAAATATTTTATTATATAATTGAAATAATTTTAAAGATTAAATTAATAATATATATAATCTAAATGTCTAAAATACAAAATAAAAAATCATCATTTAATAAAACTACATTAGACAATTCACACGTTTATATTCGTTCATTATTAACACAAAAAACAGTATTAAAATATGATGAAGTTAACTCAGAATTATTTGACATATTAGAAACAAAAATAAAAAAATTAAACGAAGGTAAGTGTATTAAGGAAGGATATGTTAAAAATAATAGTGTTAAATTATTAACATATTCTAGTGGTGAATTGTTTGACAATAAAATATTATTTGAATGTGTTTTTGAGTGTTTAATAACTAATCCTGTTGAATCAACAATAATTCATTGTATAGCAAAATCTATAACAAAAGTAGGAGTTCGTGCTGAATTAATAGTAGATGATGATCATAGTCCATATGTTATTTTTATAGCGCGCGATCATCATTACAATAATGAATCTTTCTCACATATAAAAGAAAATGATATTATTCAAGTTCGCATATTAGGTCAACGCTATGAATTAAACGATAAATTTATTAGTATAATTGCTGAATTAATAAGTATTAATAACTATAGCACATTAAAAAATGAATTAGAAACAATAGATACAGATGAAAGTTTAAAAAAAATTGGCGGACAAAAAGGTGAAAAAAAATTAAAAATTAAAATGAAAAAATCAACACATGAGGCCATTATAAATTATAACTAAGTTGCCAATTAATTTATATAAAATTTATTTAAAGGTATTTTTTTTATTACTACTACTTACTATTATGGAAATAAATAACAATGAAGACAATGATAACAATGAAGACAATGAAGACAATGAAGACAATGAAGACAATGAAGATAAAGAAGACAATGAAGATAAAGAAGACAATGATGACAATGATGATAATGATGATAAAGAAGATAAAACTATAATGTGTAAAAATAATATTATTGACTCTGATAATAATATAGATTCTAATGATTTGATTAAATTGTGTAAAACAATTGAATCTTTAGAAAATAGTCATCATATAGAAATTGCTAAAATTTTAAAAACAAATAATGTATATTTAAATGAAAATAGTAATGGTATTTTTGTTAATTTAAATAAAATATCTGCCATGGTTTACAAAGATATATGTAATTATATTGATTTTATTAAAAAACAAGAAAGTGATATAAATAAAGATGAAAAATTGAAAAGAAATTTGCAAACAATTTATTTTAAAGATAATAAAGATATTACTACTAATATTAGTAATTAAAAATGCTATGTTTAAATAAACAAGAATTATTAACAAATGTTGATTTAAATCAACTTAAGCAATATATGTTATATGACCTTAAAACTACTAATAATAGTTCAAAAAATTTAACATTTATTAAAAACTATGATACTAATACTAATACCAATACTACAAATGAAAGTAATAGCACAAATGAAAGTAATAGCACAAATGAAAATACTATTACCACTCCTAATATTAATAATCCCAATATTACTAAAAAGCAAAATATAGTTGTTAATGTAGGCGTTCCAAGAAATCGAGTTCAAATAAATTATTCAAAAAAATACAGCAAATATAATGAACCATTTAAAATTAATAATCATAAGAATTTTGCTGACAAATTATTTTGGATATTTTATAAAATTATTAATAATTATAATGACACTGATTTAGAACATATTAACTCGTTTAAAATTATGAAAGAGTTTAAAATTGCTAGTGTTGAAAAATTAAAAAATCAAAAAAACATTTTAAAAGATTTTAAAATACAAAAAAGCGCAGTCGAAGATGACCTTACTAATAATGAAAAAATCAGTTTCAAAACTTTTCATGCGTTATGTGTATTGTATTTGGTAAATGTTATAGTAATTCGCGACAATAATACATATTGTGTTTTATGTACAAATAGTGACGAAAAAGTTATTAATTTACAAAATTATAAATTGTTAAAAATAACGAATGTAAAAATGAGTTCGCAATTTAATAATTTTGATATAGAATTAGTAAATAACAGCATAACAGAAGAAGAACTTCAAAAAATATTGAAATCTTATTATACTATTGAAAATATTGAAAAACCACTAAAAGCATTTAGTAATTATAAACTAGATGACTTAGTTTTAATTGCTGAAAAGTTAAGCATTAATATATATGATGAACATGCTAAAAAAAAGAAAAAGCAAGAATTATATGAAAATATAATACAAAAACTAATTTGAATTCATTAAAGTAATGCTATTATATTTTTATCATTATATTTTTTATCATTATATTTTTAAACAAAATTGAAATTTATTATTTATTACAATGTAATAAATAATAAATAATAAATAATAACATATATTAATTATGAGTAAAAGTCAATTACCCAAAGGAACGACCAAAGGAACGACCAAAGGAACGACCAAAGAAATGACCAAAGAAACTCAGAAAGAAGAATTAAGCAATAAATTTCTAAAATACATTGAAATATATTTGTCAAGTTACACGCGCTTTTCTGAAAATGTATATCCTGAATTTGAGATTCGCTTTGGAACAAAGAAAATTAAAAATATTAACAAAGTAGATTTTTACAATGTTATAAAGAGTTTGTTGAATTATGATTTTAAATTAATTAATGAAAATTATTTCTTGAAAATAATGAATGCTAGTAATCTATCCAATATTAGAACGCAAATAAATGGGCTACCAAATATTCAAAGCTATTGTAAATTAAATAATTTGTCTGGAATTTTAGATGAAAATAATATTAAATTTGTAGAAAAAGAATACTTTAAAAATAATGACACACAATTGTTTCCATTAGATTTTGATGATTATAACTTTCGTGTATGTTATCAAACAGAGCAAAATTATTCTAGAAATCATAATGCTATTGAAGAACTACATAGCAAATGGAATTCATTTAAAAAAATATTTAGGTATATTAAACGCTATGAATATAGACATCCACATTTACCATTTTTAATTCATTGTAGTATTGTTAAAACTTCTAAATCACAATATGGTAAATTTATTGAGCAATTTAATATTAAAGATTCGGAGGTCTTTAATTCATTAGAAAATTTTGAAATAGAAATAGAATTTAATAATGAACTTATTATTGCCAACAAAACATTTTCAAATGCGGAATTTTTATATACAAATTTGCGCAAAGTTATTAAATATATTTTAATAGGGTTACAAGAAACAAATTATCCCATAACACTAAATGAGATGGATTTTGCTATACAACAATATTTAAAATTGGCAAAAGGTCCAGATTATAAAGCTATGATGCTACCAAATATAAAAGATTTTATTGGTCCATCATCAACAACATTACAAATGGTAAATATTTTACCTGAAACAGAAATAAATGATACAAATAATTCTATTCCAAATATTAGAAACAATTATACTGTCACAGATAAAGCAGATGGAACTAGAAAATTGCTATATATATCACCACAAGGAAAATTATACTTTATTTCTACAACTATGAATATACAATTTACTGGATGTTATAGCGAGAAAAAAGAATTATTTAATACTATTATAGATGGCGAGCATATTTTACATAATAAAAAGGGCGAATACATAAATACATTTGCTTGTTTTGATATATATTATTTTAATGGAAAAAATGTAACGGGTTTACCTTTCATAAATTTGACAATTGAAGAACAGACCATACAAGAAACAAGCAAAAAAGAAACAAGCAAAGAAAAAGAAGAAAAAGAAAAAGAAGAAAAAGAAGAAAAAGAAGAAAGAGAAGAAAGCAAAACAGAAAAAAGCAAAAAAGAGGAAAATATTAACTATCGACTTATAATTTTAAATAGCGTAATAAAAAGTCTTGATTTGAAATCAATTACAAATAGTAAAGAAATACATATTAAAATTACTGTAAAAAAATTTTACGGCGCTCATATATTTAATGGTTGTGCTAGAATTTTAAATAATATTAATGAGGGATTATACGAATATAATACAGATGGATTAATTTTTACACCAGCAAATACAGGTGTATGTAGTTCAAAGACAGGAATTGCCGCGCCAAATTATAAAACAACTTGGAATGAGTCATTTAAATGGAAACCTCCGCGCTATAATACTATTGATTTCTTAATTAAGTTTAAAAAAAACGAATTAGGCGGAAATTATATTGGAACCTTAAATAATGAAGGTGAAGATTTAACTTCATATAATCAAGTTAAGAATTATTACACTTTAATATTGAATGTGGGTTTTGATGAAAAAAAACATGGTTATATTAATCCGTATAATGATATTATTAACAATAATATTAAGCGGGATACTAAAGAATCTTATATTAATAGTTATAAACCTTGTCGCTTTTATCCAACAAATCCAAATGATGTTAATGCTGGATTATGTAATATTATGGGAAAATTAGATGAAGCAAATAATCTTAAGATTTATACGCTAGAAGGTGATGAAATTGAAGATAATACTATTGTAGAATTTGCTTA